CGACCTGACAGAAGGACTTATATGACATTTTGAGGATCTGATCCTCAAACATCTTCTGATAGTCCTTGTTTGTGGCATCTTGATTGAGAAGAGCACCATCCTTGTAGATCTCGAAGATCTTCGGTGCAAGACCACGGCGAATCTTATACTTAACACCAGATATATCGAACTCAATCTCCGTCATGCAGTCCTTCTGATTGATGGAATTCACCAACTGAGGAATGTTGATGTTTCGATATGGTTTGCCAAACAGACAAAAGACGATTGCATCGAGCAGTGTCGTCTTACCAGATCCATTCTCTCCGCTGATGAGAGTAGTGGAATGTTTGTTTAGTTGCAGTTCTGTAAACACATTACCTGTTGAAAGAAAGTTCTTCCAACGGATCTTTTCGAACAATATCATAATAAATTACTTCTCGTGTTTGTGATGCTTGTGTTCTTTCTTATGCTCTTTTGCGTGGTGTGCTTTGTGTGGTCTTCTACGAAGAGAAACTTTTCTCCTGCGATTTGCCTGTGAACGCTTTCTTCTCGCCTTGCGGGCAGCGCGGCGTGCTCTGCGCTTCATCTTCATAAGATCTCTGGATGGGCGCTTTACACATCTTCTACCGATCTTCTTCTGGCCTGGAGCACACTTGAATATGATCTTTCTCTTACCTCTTCTTACTACTACTTTTCTCTTTGCACTGGCTTCAAGCAGTTCAGTTGCAGATGGATTGTGTATGTCGTATTCAGAGAGTTCTTCTATCAATTCATCGAAACTGTCAAACACCTCTATGGTGTCTTCTGTCAGTTCGTAGTCAAAATCATTCTCTTCCAAAAAGAGAGTAAGTTCCTCGACGGGAATAGTATCAGAGACAAGGATGACCCTATCATCCTGCTCGACCAATTCCAAAGAACCAGTGTTTTCACGCAACTGGTGTAGGTTCTGCATTTCCTGTAGAAACTTGTGTCGCATTTAAACCCTCTCTATACCAATCTGGCATATTTCCCATCTTCCATTTGGCAAAGCGGGACTTCTCTTGTATGTAGTATTGGCGGTATGCTTTGACTGCATCTCCCTGCACCTTACAATAATCTGGCATCGCTTGTGGAGGTTCTTGGAATGGTTTGAGAAACAAATTTGTCGGTGGAAAAGCCAAATAGTTTCTATACAGATTTTCCATGCTATGCTGCTTACCATATCTGCGGGTGTATTCGTGCATCAATTCCCAACCGTGTGTCCACAGCCAATCGTAATGGATGCTGCTCTCGCGGATCCAGACATTGCAAGGGTGGTTAATCATCGTCGCTTTACACAACATCTGATCGGTTTTTGGATCCGCCATCGGATATTTTGTATAAGAACGACCAGAAACTGGGTGGGTTGATTTCAGCGGAACACCCATCATATACCTATGTGTGGTCGAAAGCATCTGTGCAGTTTCCACGATCATCTTGACCACATGCTTATCGCACATATACGATGCCGCGGTTTCTGCGTTACTATCCAGATAAAAGATGTTCATACCGTTAGGCTTTCCATATAAAGTTCTTGGATGATTTTCTTTAACTTCGTCTTATCATCGACTTCTTCCATAGCGTCGATCTCGTTATTGATAATAGTAATCGTATCTTCGGTTGTGTCAACTATATCTTCCTTGGAAATCTCAATTACTTCCTCTATGAAGGTTACGGATGCTGGCGCCGCGGAATATATGCTTTCCACAAAACGATCATATGTGTATGGTTTGGTCTTATTCAGAACTATGATCTTAACAAAACAATTCCTATAGATGCTGGCATCCAAGTTCTTGAGGGGATCTTCCGCCTTATCATCGTAGGAAACCACATAGAACATCTTCTTATCATTTGGAATGAATGTCATACTCTGATCTTCTGTATCAAAGATATGAAATCCCTTCACATCGTATGCATCTGAGAAAGTGATCTGATACGGTGTTCCCAGATAGGTGATGTTCTTGTCGTGCTGCTTTATATGAAAGTGTCCAGAATACACCGCATCGAACTTGTCGAACAACGATGCATCCATGCCATGTTCATGCTTTACGCCAGAAATAACCTGAAATCCGTTGATCTCAAAGTGTCCCATCAGAATAGGAACTCTGGCATCCTTGATGAACTTGATTGCGGAGTCCGCATTCGATTCGTTGATCCAAGGAACCAATCCTATCTCTAATCCATCTACTCTCACCGTTACTGGGTTCTTGTAGATGTAAATACCCCTATAGTGACCAAACAACTCGGTCATGGAGTTGATGTCGCTGGTATTTCGATAGAATGTATCGTGGTTGCCAAGTATGATGTGTAGATCTATATTATGCTTCTCAAAAAACGACATAAACCTGTCTCTGACTTGAGACAGGGTATAGAAGTTCACGAACTTTCGGCGATCAAGAAGATCACCAAGATGCAGAACTGTCGTTATATTGTTCTCTAGAAGATATGGAAAGAACTGCTGCTCAAAGAATGAAAGAAATGCGTCCAAGAAAAGAGGTGAGTCGTTCTTTACTCCAAAGTGAGTGTCCGTGACCACCGCTACTTTCATTCTTGTTCCTCTTGAACAACTTTCTTACCTTTTTTGGTTTTCTTTTCCATACTCTGAAACTGAACAGTTTCCTCTTCAGTTATACCCATTGCTTTCAGTATTTCCGAAAAATCACCCTTCTTGTCGAGAGACTCCAGATACTTATACTTGACATAATTCTGTTTCTTTTCTTTTTGAATTCTACGAAGAAAAGCATAATAGATTATTTGAGTAAAATAGGAGAATGGATTATTGGATTTTTCTGGATCAAAGTTTTCACAATACATCAAGCAATTTTCAACACCATCACTTATCATATCCTCCTTGAAAGGATAATTCATAAAGTTTGGTTTCTTTGCCAAGTTTTCACCGATTTGCAAAAAACACCTAGCAATATAATCAGACACTGGTGGTTTTGGTTCATCCGTTTCCTCTGCCTCTTTTATTCGTTTCTTCCAATCCACCATCTCAACATAGAACTTTTGATTGTCTATGTAATGTTCTTTTTTCTTTTGTTTTTTCACGATTGTCTCCTTCACGAAGATTATAGAACATAACGAAGCATAGTCAAGGAAATTTCAAAATTTTACTGGAATGCCTTGACTATTGGTGATTTGTCACTACAATCAACTGTGTCAGTTGGAAAGGGAATAAGGCCTTTATATGGGCTTATTTAAGATAGTCATTTGGATCGGGTGACCAGTCGTCTGGACTATTACCAAAAGGGATCTTAGGATCTCTTTTTATTTTTGAGGCTGGTTGTTTTTTGCCTTTTGGTGGTGTTTCAAAATCTACATCATCTTCTAGATCTAGATCTTCTATTTCTGGCTCTTCGTCCTCTAGTTCATCATCGTCTAGATCGTCTATTTCCTCAAATTCAATTCCTAACATTTCTAAAAATTGCTCACTTGCCTCTGGTGGAAGTTGTAGTTGAATGTTCATTTTTTGAAGAAATGGATTTTCTTGAGTTTGTGGCGCCTGTGCAACCTGTGGATTGTCTTCTCTGTTTTTTTCTATATTATATACCATGACTAATTTTTCATCTGGTTGTAGTATTGCTAATATACTATCGGTTGGTATTTCCACTATTTTGTCTATGGAATATTCTGCCCAACTTCTGATCAAAAGATAGTCTTTTACTCCTAGATTTTTGTCATCCATGACAGTCATGGTTTTAAATTGCATTGGTCTTTCCAGTATAACTGTATTCTTTTCAGTCACTGATGCAAGACCCGCAATAATCGAATCACCATTTTTTAATTTGAGAATTCTGTAGTTTTCCATCAGGACTCCCCTATCGGAATAAGTATTTTCTTATATACAAACTTCTCAGAATCATAAATCTTTAGACGCTCCACGAAATGACGAAGAGTATGGTTCTGATGCGACTTCCAAGAAAGATCATCGGCTATATCGTACAACTTTGCCCTTTCTTTGTGCTCTGACTTTCGGAGTTGTCTACCGATTGACTGAAGCACTCTAATTCTACTCTTGGAAGGAGAGGAGAACACTATATTATGTAGTTTTCTGATGGATACACCCGTTGAGAAAGTTCCATAGGATGCCACAATAATGGCATCCTCTTCTTTTTCAACAATATGTCTTATCTGCTCCCTATCGTCCGCTTCTGTTCCTCCGTGAATGAAGAACACTTTTCTTTTGGTGGCAATAGTCTTTATTTTTTGAAATAGAGGTTCTCCATGCTTTTCTACAAATTGAAACAAGACAAGTGTGTTTCCTTTTGTGTTGCTTGATAGTTTTGCAATAAAATCATTTCTTGCTTCATTTCTTACAAGCCAATCTATCTCTTCTTGGTAAGTATACTTCTTCACGGTTTGTTTTACATCATCTGGGTATTGGAGCACAAGACAATC